TCGAGCAGCGCCTGGTGCAGGCGGTGGGCGACGAGCTGTACGCGTTGGCGGCTTGAGCGCGCACAAAAAAAGCGGCCCGGGGCCGCTGACTTGCAAATCCTGGCGGAGAGGGCGTCCGTTTTCGGCTTGATATCAGCTGGTCTCAGAAAGCCTAAAAATCCCAATCACATCAACAGGTTACGGTGCATCCGTTAACCTTGCGTGATATCACGAAACACCCTAGAATCGCAGTCCTGATTGTGGATGCATTTGGGGGTGTCATGGTTAGGCGGAGAGAATTTGCGCTGACCGCGAAGCAGGTTGAAAAGCTGGCCGAACCTGGCCGCTACGGCGACGGGGGCGGGCTGTATTTGCAGGTGCTGCCGACCGGCGCCAAGACCTGGGTGTTCCGGTTCATGCTCAACAAGCGCGCCCGCGAAATGGGGCTGGGGGGCGTCACCACCTTTTCCTTGGCTGAGGCGCGCGAGCGGGCAAGGGCGGCGCGGCAACTGCTGGCGGACGGCTTCGACCCCATCGAGGCAAGGCGCGAGGATGCGCTACAGCGCCGCATGGCCGACGCCAGCATCATTACCTTCGACAAGGCCGCCGAGGCCTACATAGACGCGCACGCCGCTGGCTGGCGCAACGACAAGCACCGCCGGCAATGGGAAAACACGCTCGCCACCTACGCCAGCCCGATCATTGGTGAACTACCTGTATCGCGTGTGGATACCGCGCAGGTGTTGCGCGTGTTGCAGCCGATATGGACAGCAAAGCCTGAGACAGCTTCGCGACTAAGGGGGCGCATTGAATCTGTGCTGGATTGGGCGCGTGTGCAAGGCTACCGAGAGGGCGAAAACCCGGCCCGGTGGAAAGGCCACCTTGACATGACATTGCCGGCCCGCGCGAAGGTGGCCAAGGTAGTGCATCACCCGGCGCTGCCGTGGCGGGAGATTGGCCCATTCATGCAAGAGCTGCGGGGCATGCCCGGTGCTGCGGCGCTGGCTGTCGAGTTCATCATCCTGACCGCCTGCCGCACGTCCGAAGCCATCAATGCGCAGTGGCGCGAGTTCGACCTGAGCGCGAAGGTTTGGACAATTCCGGCTGACCGAATGAAGGCCGGCAAGGAACACGCCATCCCCCTGAGCGACCGCGCCATCGGCATCCTGAGGGCGCTGCGCGACCAATCCGAAGGCGAGTTTGTTTTCCCCGGCCCCAAGGGCAGGCCGCTTTCCAATATGGCCGGGTTGCAGCTACTCAAGCGCATGAATCGGGCCGATCTGACCGTGCATGGCTTCCGAAGCACATTCCGCGATTGGGCCGGCGAATCGACCGCGCACCCGAGGGAGGTTATCGAACACGCGCTGGCGCACCAGTTGAAAGACAAGGCCGAGGCTGCTTATCAGCGGGGAACCTTGTTTGAAAAGCGACGCGCCTTGATGGCCGATTGGGCCGCCTACTGTGGCACCGTGCCAGCTACTGCGGACGTGGTGCCGATTCGGGGTGCGGCATGACTTTGACGGCAATCGAGGAAGTCAAGAGGCGCCTGAGCGACCTACCCGACTTGCGCAACTTTGCTTTTCATCGCCACGTCCTACAGCGCCTTTCAAGCGGTTTTGGCGCCGATCTTGTCTGGAAACAATTCGGTGACGATGCTTCCCACGTGGGCGCCGTGCTGTGGCGGGTTAATACCGCTTTCGATCTGACGATGCGGGAATATGGACGGCCACCAGCTTCGCACGAAAAAGAAGATATTCAGCGCGTGATCAGTTTGGCGAAAGAGCTTAAATCAGCGATTCGGGCGATTATGCCGGGTGACTCTGTTGCGAGCTTTGCCTATGGTTTGGATGCCGAGGGCGAGCCGGATATTCTGCTGGAACTGGGGTGGCACTCACTCAGAAAAGGGGGCTACGAAACCGGCTACCCGCTGGCCATTGCTGATGACGTGCTGGAATGGACGATCGAGGAAGCCGAGAAGCGCAGGGACGGGCTTCCGACTCGCGCGTCCGTGAGGCCGGCGCAGCACGATGAAGGCAAGTCGCCAGAGATCACGATGTTTATCCGCCACCTTGATTGGCAGTTTCGGCGGGAATTCAATGCCGGCAAGCCAACGGCGATAGCTCATATTGCCACGGCGATTTTCGACTTGAAAGATAATCCGCTTGACGCTAAGGATGTAGAAAAGCGGCTGCGCGATTCTCCACTTCGGCACCCCACCTAGCGAGCGGATTTTCCTCCTTGCGGGTGGGTGGTATTTTCTGACCCGCCTACATGATTTGCATCAATGCGACGTAAATACGTTGCAGACCCTGAAAGGTTAACTGATGCAAACGAAACGCTATCCGCCTTCATCCCGCCCGAAGCAGGGCGCGGAGCTTCTGGGCGTGTCCCTGCCGACTTTCTGGCGCTGGGCTGCCGAGAAACAAGACTTCCCCAAGGGCCGCCGCCTGTCTGCGCGCTGCACCGTATTTGATACGGGCGAGCTGATCGCGTGGCGTGATTCCAAGGTGAAGGGCGGCAAATGATCGCCTGGGAATGCCTTGAAGTCGGCAGCCACCGCCTGACGTGTCCCGACTGTGGGCGCGGCCCGCGCGACAAGACGCTTGGCGTGACGATCAAGCCTGACGGCGGCATGGTGGCGCATTGCTTTCGTTGCGCATTCGTCGCATCGCACCGTGGCCAACACCGCCGCACGCCGCCGCCGCCCGCCAGCAAGCCGCAGCGCCCGAAGCGCACCGACCTTTCCGGCTCGGGCCGTGATCTGTGGGCGAGCTGCCGCCAGCTTGATGGCGTGGCAGTCGATTACCTGCGGGCGCGCAACTGCGTGATCCCTCCGCTTGAAGGCGATCTGCGCTGGCATCCGGCGCTGGATCATCCTGACGGCTACACCGGCCCGGCGCTGGTGGCGCTGGTGACGCACGCGCGCACTTGCAAACCCCTGAGCCTGCATCGCACCTGGATCAACGGCGACGGCACCAAGCCGGCCGCGCTGGGCGACAAGGCTCGCATGGTGTTAGGCGGGCACGCGCTGGCCGGTGGCGTCGTTCGCCTGTGGCCCGACGAAGACGTGACGCACGGCCTGGGCATTGCAGAGGGCATCGAAACCGCCCTGAGCTTGGCGCATGCCTTTCAACCTGTATGGGCGCTGATCAGCGCTGGCCAGCTTGGCAAGTTCGCACCGCTGCCCGGCATTGAAAGCCTCACCGTCGCCTGCGATAACGACGAGGCCGGCATCCGCGAATCGCGCAAGTGTGCCGGCATGTGGGCCGCTGCTGGTGTCGAGGTCTTCATCACCCGCCAGGATCAAAAAGACCTGAACGACGTAGTGCAGGAGGTGGCCGCATGAATGCCCGCCAGAGAATCGAGGAAGTGCTACAGAATGCGGAGCGCTTCGCGCCGCGTCATGAGGGCGATAGCGACCCGTATGAAGCATTCGAATCAGCGGTGGGCGACGATGGTGACGGGTTGCCATTCGGCAGCGAACAAGCACTGGCCGAAGCGTTTACTCTAGAAGCCGCCGGCAAGCTGCGATGGACACCAGGCATGGATTGGATGGTGAACACCGGCCCGCATTGGGTGCGCGATCAACACCTGAGCCGCTTCACCAGTGCGAAGCAGGTTTGCAAGGCCGCCGCTTCGGGGCTGGATAGCGCGAAGCTGGCCGCAAAAATATGCGCCTTCAGCACTGCCAATGCGCTGCTGATGCTAGCGCGCAGCGCGCCCGGCATCGTCACGCCCGTGGGCGAATGGGACAGGCACCCCATGCTGCTGAACACGCCGACGCACGTAATAGACCTGGAGACCGGAGGGGCGGTTTCACGCGACGGGCTACTGTTCACGCAAGCGACACGCATCGCGCCCCAGCGCATGGCGACCCCGACATGGGACAAGTTTGTGTCCGAGGTTTTCGGCGGTGACTTGGAAATGGTTGAGTTCATTCAACGCATGGCCGGCTATGCACTGACGGGCAGCATCAAGGAACAGAAACTGTTTTTCCTGCATGGCAGCGGATCGAACGGCAAGAGCGTATTCCTAGACGTGCTACGCGCCATCGGTGGCACCTACAGCCACAACTTGCCAAGCGAAGCTCTGATGACTTCGAAGCATGAGAGTCACCCGACCATGCTTGCCAGCCTACACGGCAAGCGCCTTGCCATTAGCTCAGAGATTGAGGAATCGGCCCACTGGGCAGAAAGCCGCATAAAGTCGCTGACGGGTGACGAAACCCTGACCGCACGCTACATGCGCCAGGACTTCTTTACCTTCCCCGTCACGCATAAGCACATCATCGCCGGCAACTTCAAACCCCGGCTGAAGGGCGATGACTTCGCTATGGTGCGCCGGCTGGTGCTGGTGCCGTTTGCGCAGCGGTTCGAAGGCGCGCGCCGCGATAGCAACCTACCCGACAAGCTGCGCTCAGAGTACCCCGGCATCCTTGCATGGGCTATCGAGGGGGCGCGCAAATGGGCCGCTGGCGGGCTAGCCATACCCGCAGCCGTGGCCGAGGCGTCGCGCGCCTACATGGCTGAACAGAACGACCTTGAACAGTGGATTGTCGAATGCTGCGTGCGTGACCCCAAGGGCGAAGCCGGCGCAACCAAGCTGTACGAATCATTCCAGCAATGGAAAGAGCGCAACGGCGAGCACGCCCCCGCCATGCGCAACTTTTCGCAGCGCCTCGAACGCATGTTCGACAAGAAGCACACCAAGGCGGGAAGGGTGTTCATGGGGCTGACACTGAGCCCGTCCGGAGGGGACTATTTGGCGGCGAGTCGCGGGCGGTGAAGCATGTGAAGCCGTTTCCAATTACACCGTTCACCCGTGCGCGCGCGCACGCGATACGTGTTATTCGGAAAACCCTTCACATGCTTCACCCGTAAGCCGAAAGCAACAGCGACACAAGCTGCGTAGTCTCACGAAATATCACTGTATTGCTATCTTTTTTGAAGGGCGCTATATCTGTAGCTGTCATGACTTTTTGCAAAGAGCCAACCTTATGAAACTCAACGACCTGCGCGAAGCCCGCGCCCTGAAAGTAGCTGAAGCCCGCGCCCTGCTGGATGGCAACAAGGAATTGACCGCCGATCAGCAAAAGCAGTTCGACGCCATCAAGGCCGAAATCACCCGCCTGGAAGCCGACGAAGCCCGCGCGCAGTTCCTCGAAGACATGGAGCGCCGCACGGCACCGACCGACAACAAGCAGCGCGAGTTCGAGAGCGGCGTCAACGTCCTGGACGCCATCCGCGCGCAAGTCGAGAACCGTTCGGTTACCGGCGCACTTGCCGAGTTTCAGGCCGAAGCCAAGCGCCAGGGCATCGAGCCCAAGAAGGGCGGCCTGCTGGTGCCGGCGAGCATCTTTGAAAAGCGCGCCACCCAGACCACCACCACGGCTGACAAGATCGTCCCCGACGATTACAAGGCATCCGAGTTCATCGGCCTGCTGCGCAACAGCCTGATCGTCCGCTCGCTGGGTGCCCGAGTCCTATCGGGCCTGCGCGGCGACGTGGTGATCCCCAAGCAGACCGGCGCATCGACGGCCTACTGGCTGAACGAAGGCGATTCGCTGACCGAGAGCAATCCGACGTTCGACACCATCGGCCTGAGCCCGAAGCACGTCGGGGCGCTGTCCAGTCTGAGCCGTCAACTGATCCAGCAAAGCAACCCGGCTATCGAGCAGCTGGTCCGCGATGACTTCGTCCAAGTGGTGTCCGCCGCAGTAGACAAGGCGCTGATCCACGGCACTGCTGTTGCCAAGCAGCCGGTGGGCATCCTGGCCGCTGCCAATGTGCAGGTGGGCACCCTGGCCACCCTGAGCTGGGCTAACCTACTGGGCCTGCTGGAAAAGCTGGCGCTGGTGAATGCTTCGCCCAATGCCGCGCTGATCCATCCGAAGGTGGCCACGAAGCTGGCCAGCACCTTGAAGGACGCCACGGTCGGAGCCGAGTATCTGCTGAACGCCGGTCGAGTGGCAGGCATCCCCGCCCACGTCACCAACCAGCTTGAAGCCAAGACCGGCACGCCCGACAAGGGCCGCATGATCCTGGGCGACTTCACGCAGCTGGTGATCGGTGAGTGGGGCGCGACCGAGATTCTGGCGAACCCCTACGCCCCGACCTACTACGAAGCCGGCGCGGTGCAACTGCGCATCCTGCACACCATGGACGCTGCGGTACGCAACCCGCAGGCGTTCGTGAAGGTGGAAGACATCACCATCTAAGGGATAGCGAATGTTGGAAGTCCGCTCTACTGGCGAGCTGCGCAGCGACGGCAAGAAGCTGCACGGCTACGCCGCGATCTTCAACAGCGAAACCGACCTGGGCGGGTTCGTTGAGGTCATCCGCAATGGTGCCTTTCGCAAGTCCCTGGAAAGCGGCTCCAACATTCGCGCCCTGTACCACCATCAAGGCGAGGCCCTACTCGGCACCACGCGCAGCAAGACTTTGAAGCTGCGCGAAGACCCGCGCGGCCTGGCCTTCGAGCTTGACCTACCGAACACCACGCACGGCAAAGACCTGGCCATCCTCGTTGAACGTGGCGACGTGGCCGGGTGCTCCTTCGGGTTCCGGGTTCGTGACGGTGGCGACCGCTGGGAACAACGCGGAGCCCAGCTTGTGCGGGAGCTGCTGGACGTGGAGCTGAGTGAAGTCACCCTGACCGCCGATCCCGCGTATGCCGATACGTCGGTGGCCCTGCGCACCCGCAAGAACATCATCAACAACGACACCCGCCGCCTGTGGCTTGAGACTTGTCTATGGGACTGATTCAACGCCTGGCCAGCCGCATGGGCTACGAACGTCGGGCATACAACCCGAACGACACCTGGGCCGCCTTTCAAGCCCTGCGCAACACCAGCAGCGACCCCGAGGGAATCAGTGCTGTCTATGCCTGCGTGTCGGCCATTTCCGAGACCGTGGCCTCGTTGCCCCTGATCCTGTTCAAGCGCGACGGCGAAGACAGAACGAGGGCCAGCGAGCACCCGCTGTACCGCGTCCTGCACGATCAAGCCAACGAGCACCAGACGGCATTGGAGTTCCGCGAGGCCATGCAAGCCGCCGTGCTGCTGCGAGGCAACGCCTACGCCCGCATCGAATTTGATAGCGCCGGTCAAGTGGTTGCACTGTGGCCCATCAACCCCGACCGCGTGAGCGTCATTCGCAACGGGGACAAGCTGGCCTACGAATACACCGACAGCGACGGCAGACTGGTTCGCCTGCTGTCCCATGAAGTCCTGCACCTGCGCCACCGCCTGGGGCCTGACGGCGTGCTGGGGATCAGTCCCATCCAAGCCGCCCGTGGTGTGATTGACCTGGCCCAAGCCGAGCAAGACCATGGAGCCGGGACATTTGCCAACGGCACCCGCCTATCGGGTGTGTTGAAGTTCCCCGGCCTGTTGAAGCCTGAGCAAAGGATTGCCATCCGCGATAGCTGGGCATCGCAACATGCGGGAGGAGCGAACGCCGGCAAGACCGCCATCCTCGAAAGCGGTGTTGAGTTCCAGCAGGTGAGCATGACGCTCGAAGATGCCGAATGGATTGCAGCGCGGCAATTCTCAGTCGAGGAAGTGGCCCGCCTGTTCCGCGTGCCCCCGACCGTGATCGGTGATCTTCGCCATGGCAACTACAGCAATTCGGTGGAGATGGCGAGGCAGTTTGTCACCCTGTCCCTACGCCGGCACCTGGTGGCATGGGAGCAAGCCATTGCATCCAAGCTGCTGACCGAAGCCGGCAGACGAATCTACTTTGCCGAGCACCAAGTCGAGGGGCTACTGAGAGGCGACAGCACCACCCGCGCCAGCTTCTATTCGTCGGGCATCCGCGACGGCTGGATGCTCCGAAGCGAAGCCCGCAAGCTGGAAAACCTGCCCGCCGTCCAAGGCATCGACAACCAGCCCGCACCAGCACCCGCACCCGCCGCCCTGGGCGACTACCCGAGCAAGCGCTACGCCAATGCTGCCCGCAAGCCGACCAACCATGAAGACGCTCAAGCGACGGCAGATTGAGACGGGCCGCACCCTTGCGCTGAATGGCAAGGCATGGCGCACCCTGCGCGCCCACGTGCTCGATACCGAGCCGCTGTGCCGCATGTGCAAGGAGCAAGGGCGCATCGTGGCCGCGACCGACGTTGACCATATCGACAACGACCCGACGAACAACAGCATGGACAACCTGCAGCCGCTGTGCCACGAATGCCACAGCCGGAAGACGCAAGCCGACATGGGCAAGGCAGTTAGCTATGGATGTGATAGCAATGGCTGGCCGCTTGACCCTGCGAGTCCGTGGCGGAAATCGCCAGCAACCGATTCGCCAGAACCGCCCTGTTCCCTCAATTTCAACGCTAACTCACTGCCATGAAGTCCACTGCCCGCCGCCTGCGCTCCGACAGCATCCACGCTGCCGCTGAGGCTTACCAGAACGCCGCCCAAGCGCCTATCGAGCCGCCCCTGTGTGTCACCCTGCGCGAACAAGATCAACCGTTCTGGCAGCGCATCGTCGAGTCCAAGGCCCGCAGCACCTGGACGCCGGCCGACCTGGTTTCAGCGGCACACCTGGCCCGCGCCATGGCCGACATGGAGACGCTGCAGGCGCAATTGGACGTCGAGGGCTACGTCCTGGCCGACAAGATCAACCCCGCCGCCAAGGCCCTGGAAATGCTGTCCAAGCGCGTGGTCATGATTGCCCGCGCCATCCAAGTTCACGCGCTCGCCACGGTGGGCGAAGCAAGGGACGCCGGCAAAGCAGCGACGGCTGAACGCGAAGCCCGCGAGCAGGAAGACGATCCGCTACTGCCCAAGCTGTACGTGCTATGACCCGCGCCGAGCTGGTGATCCAGTTCATTGAAAAATTCTGCCGCGTGCCCGAAGGTGCGCTGGTGGGCAAACCGCTGGTGCTGGCCGAGTTTCAAAAGCAGTTCATCCGCGACACCTACGACAACCCAGCCGGCACCCGTAGAGCTATCTTGTCCATCGCGCGCAAGAACGGGAAGACTGGGCTGATTGCGGGTCTGCTGCTGGCGCATCTTGTCGGCCCCGAGGCAAAGCCGAACGCTCAGATTGTCAGTGGTGCCATGAGCCGCGATCAGGCGGCGCTCGTGTTCAACCTGGCGTCAAAGATGGTGCAGCAAAGCCCCGAGCTGGCGAAGCGCGTGCGCATCGTGCCCAGCGGGAAAAGGCTTATCGGCCTGCCGCTGAACACCGAATATCGAGCCCTGGCCGCTGATGGCCAGACAGCGCATGGACTTTCCCCGGTGCTTGCCATCCTGGACGAAGCCGGCCAGGTGCGAGGCCCACGCTCAGACTTCATTGACGCCATCACCACCAGCCAGGGCGCGCACGAAAACCCGCTGCTGATCGTCATATCGACTCAGGCGGCCACCGACGCCGATTTGCTGAGTCTGTGGATTGACGATGCATTGACGGGAGCCGACAAGAAAACTGTTTGCCACCTTCATGCAGCGCCGAAGGACTGCGAGCTGGTGGACACCGAAGCATGGGCCGCAGCAAACCCCGCCATGGGCCTGTTTCGCAGCCTGGAAGACGTCAAGGAGCAAGCCCAGCAAGCGCAGCGACTTCCGTCCGCAGAGGCGACGTTCCGCTGGCTGGTGCTCAATCAGCGTGTGAGCGCGGTGAACCCGTTCATATCTGCCGACGTGTGGAAAGCCTGCGGTGCCGAGCCTGAGCCATTCGACGGGCCTGTCTTCGCCGGCCTGGACTTGTCGGCAAGGACGGACTTAACCGCCCTGGTGCTGGTGGGCCAGGTTGACGGCGTGTGGCACGTCAGGCCCTACTTCTGGACGCCTGAGCAGGGCATTGCCGACCGGGCAAAGCGTGACCGCGTGCCCTATGACATGTGGGCGCAGCAAGGGCACCTACGCACCACCCCCGGCGCTTCGGTGGACTATGAGCACCTGGCCACCGACATGCTTGAAATTCTGGACGGTCTGGACGTGCGTGCGATTGCCTTTGACCGCTGGCGCATGGACGTGCTCAAGAAAGAGCTGGATCGCCTCGGAGCTGACCTTCCCCTCGTTCCATGGGGACAAGGCTTTCAATCAATGTCGCCCGCCCTGGACGCGCTGGAAGCTGAATTGTTGAACGGACGTGTTGCCCACGGCAATCACCCGGTGTTGACGATGTGCGCGGCCAATGCCGTGATCGAACGAGATCCAGCGGGAAACCGCAAGTTGACCAAGGCCAAAAGCACCGGACGCATTGACGGCCTGCAAGCGCTGGCGATGGCGATGGGCGCGGCAAGCACCAGCGAAGAGATTGCAGCGTATGACGCCGATGCCTTCATGTTTGTTTAACCCTGGCCGGGAGGGCCGCAAGGAGAGCCCGGACGCGGATCAGACGGTGAGTGCCGCGATCATGAAAAACCCCGTCAGCCGGTGGAGTGTCGCCAGCAGTATGCCGAGCGCTACTGCATACCTTTTGCGCTCGCGACCGGCACCCATTCAAGGAGTAACCCATGCCCACCCTGACCGAAGCCAAAGCCCATCTTCGGGTTGACCACACCGATGAAGACGCGCTGATTCAGACCCTGATCGACGGCGCTGTTCACAGTGTCTGTGACTATCTCAACGTGCCCACGCTGCCCAGCTATCCGGCCGTGGAAATCGCGGTGCTGATGCTCGTTGGAGCGCTGTACGAGAACCGCGAGAGCGTGACCGACCGGCCGCTGTCAGACAACCGGCTCTATGACCGCCTGCTGGCCCCGTACCGGATGATGGAGGCGTGATCGTGCGCGCGGGCACC